CGAAGGATATCAGCTTTAAGAAGTGGATTTAATTTTTTAAATCCTTTGCTCTCTTTCATAGATGCTTCACCATAATCTAAATCTATTACTATTTTTAAAAGTTTCTTTGATTCCCTAAGGACATCAGCTTTATAAGCTAAATCTATTTCTGTTTTTAAAAGTTTCTTTGCCATTTATTAATTATTTTTTAGGGTTTCGTAAAGCGTTTTGAATTAAATTCCCGTCTTATTTCTTTTAAGGGTTCTCGACATAGCTGTTAATGACCCCCCTAATATTGTTATTAATTATTTCTATAAATTATAAAGTTTGTGCATTAAATGAACATATTTCAATTCTCCAGTTTTGTTAAACATTTCTCCACACATTTTTTTAAGTCTGTCTATCTTTACTTCTCTTGCATGTTTTATTTCTTCTTGCTTTTGTAATTCTTCCCATCTAATATCTTCCTTAACAGCTAATTCTTGTTTTTGTTTTTTGGTTGGTCTGCCGATAAAAAGTATATCATTAGGCTCAATTAGTCCTCCATTGTAAGCAACTCTAGTTCCACATACATGGACGTATCTTGATACAATTTTTTTGGATTTATATTTATTACGGTTTGTTAACCAGTCGTAAACCATAATTGTAACCCAAGTTCCTAATTCTAAATTTTTGTAGTTATCCATTTTGTTTTAGTTTTAATTGTTATTAATTGTTATTTTCTATTTTAAATATTAAGTTGGCATAGTCGAAATAAATATTCAACTTTATTTCTATTTTTGTGTGAGATACCTCGCCTTACCTCTGTCACTTTAAAAATTATTGATATTTTTAAGTTGAGATAAGCACTTCTTCTTTTTTCGATATAGTTAGATTTTTCACTAACCAAACGCTTTCACCTGCCATACTTAATATTTTAAAGAACTTACAACAAAAGTAAAAAAATATTTTCAATTACCAAACTTTTTTAAAGTTTTTTTTCATTTTTTTTTATTTAACAGAGAAGAAAGGGTATAAAAAAAGGCGCAATTAAGCGCCCTTTTTATATAGATAAACTATGATTATGATGCTGTCATAGATGTTATCGCAGAACTAAATGTACCATTAATGATACCATTTGGTAGATAAGTTGCAAGTGCAACTCTTTCCACTGCTCTAACAGTTACAAAACCATCTCTAACATTTGTTCCATCTTGACTAAAGAACTCAATCGACACATTAT